GGATTAGATTGATTAGTTATATCTCTTAATTCTTGTCTATAAACGGTCCATAAATTTTTAGTAGATTCTGGAATATCACCCAATTGAGTCCAATCACATTCTATAAGTAATTCGTTTCTCAATTCTCTTATTTCATTCCATTTATTTTCTATCTTTAAATTTATTTCCGATTCCGATGCATTAGTTTGTTCCCAATTTTGATAATAAACACCTTCTACTAATATTGGTGTTCCTTCAGATATATTTTTTGTATAATCAATTGGTTTTGGGGTTGTTCTTACTTCATAAATATCCCATTCTGCCATTAAATTTTCCGTCATTTCAGATGGGAAACTTGTATGTGGATTATCCTCTCTTAATTTTTTCAAAGAATAAGGATAATTGATTTCATTATTTATAATTCTTAAATACATAATTTATTTCCAATTTGATGGTATTGATGCATAGTTTGTTAAACCAGTACAATTACGAAACGCTGCAGTTCCCAAAGGAGTTGGTGTTCTTAACCACAATGTTGGTGCATTACCTGCTAAAGAATTTGAAGTTGATGCCATTTGATATACCGATGCAAATGTTAAAACATTCGTATTATTCGCAAAAGTTAATACTGATGTTAAACTTCTACAAAATCTAAAAGTTGCAGAAAAGTTTGTTACTTGAGTATTCGTATCAAAAAGAGTAGATGGATAAGTTGCTAAAGCAGTACATCCACTAAAACAAGATGAAAATGTTGTTGCATTTACATTATTATTAAACAATCCAGTAGGTATTGATGTTAAACCAGTTAAGAAAGAAAAAGAGTCAGAAAAAGTTGTAGCATTTACAGCATAATCAAAAAGACCAGATGGAATAGATGTTAATGTAGTAGAACGCATAAAAGATGCAAAATTCTGAACATCCGATAAACCTTCATATCCTATAGCCATAGTTCCTGCGGCTGGTATTGAACTTATATTACTACATCCATGAAAATTAAGTTCTCTTAATCCCACTTCTCCGAAATCTATTATACTATTAATTAGTAAACGAATTGATGAATTATTACCAACTTTAAATGATGGCATTAATCCAGTAATTTCTATTGTATATGTACCACCAGTATTGTATGTATGGATTCTATTCGGGTCAGTAGAGGATGTTACTGTGCTTGAAAATCCATCTCCCCAATTTACAGAAAATAATGGAGTTAATGCACCATAATCCGCTATTGGTAATGTAAATATTGTTCCACTACTTACGGTAACTTGAATTTTAAATGGTATGTTTGCTGTTTCCAATGGTATTAATTTTCTCGCTATACTCATAACTATTAATTAAGATTTTTTCCTACTACAAATCCATAATATGTTGTACCAGCATTAAATGTAAAGAATGTTAATACATCAGTACCAGAAGATGTTAATACCGGTGCAGTTCCACCAGGCCAATCAACGTTTACTGGCCATGTAATTGAGTAAGCTCCAGCATTTACAGTTGTTAATGTAAATCCAAATCCAAGACCCGCGCTGCCTGGTGGATTACTAAATGTTATAGTTGCACTTCCATTAAATTGTCTTCTAAAGTTATTCGCAGTGTTAAGGTCTAATGTAGCATTTCCACCTGTTCCTAAATCTGAAAATGTCTCAACAAACTTTTTTGCAAAAACATATCCATATCTAGCATCAATACTACCATCAGTACCTAAACCATTATTAATTGATAATATAGTACCATCAAATAATAAGCCAGATTCTACATTAGCTTGTGCCGGAGTATTTTGCCATGTCAATATACCATTTTCAGCTGTACCCGAAGTTATCAATCCACCATTTGTACCAGATGTACCAGAAGTAAAATTTGGAGGCGTTGTACCAGATGAACCAGAAGTACCACTAACACCATCAGTACCAGAAGTTCCAGATGTAAAACCTGGAGGAGTTGTACCAGATGAACCAGATGTACCAGTTAAACCATCGGTACCAGATGTACCAGATGTAATACCAGGTGCAGAAGTTCCAGATGTTCCACTAACACCATCAGTACCAGACGTTCCGGATGTAAAACCTGGAGGAGTTGTACCAGATGTACCACCACTACCCGCGGTACCAGATGAGCCATAGAATGTACCATCAACACCAGAAGTACCCGATGTACCTGTACCAGATGTACCACTACTTCCGGATGTTCCTGCACCAGATGTACCAGATGTACCTGCAGTTCCGAAGTTTGTACCATCCAAACCAGAAGTACCCGATGTTCCTTCAGCTGAAGTTCCGGATGAACCAGATGTTCCCGCACCGGATGTACCAGATGAACCTGCAGTACCAGAACTTCCAAAATAAGTTCCATCTAAACCAGATGTACCCGCAGAGCCAGTTGTGCCATTTGTACCAGTTGAACCAGAAGTTCCTGCGGTACCTGTGCTTCCAGATGAACCAGAACTGCCACTAGAACCACTACTTCCGAAGAATGTACCATCTAAACCAGAAGTACCAGAAGTACCTGTTGAACCAGAGCTTCCTGCAGTACCGGTTGAACCAGATGAGCCTCCGCTTCCGCTAGTTCCAGATGAACCAGATGAACCAGAACTTCCGAAGAATGTTCCATCTAAACCAGAACTTCCCGCGCTACCAGTTGTACCAGATGTGCCTCCACTTCCAGAACTTCCTGAACTACCAGATGAACCGGATGTACCAGTTGAACCAGATGAACCAGATGAACCGAAGAAAGTACCGTCAACACCAGATGTTCCAGATGTTGATGATGTACCAGAACTTCCAGTTGTACCAGATGAACCAGTTGTTCCAGAAGTTGCTGAAGAACCAGATGAACCAGATGAACCAAAATACGTTCCATCTAAACCAGAAGTACCAGATGAGCCAGATGAACCGGAACTTCCTGCACTACCAGATGAACCAGCTGAACCCGCGCTTCCGGTTGAACCTGCGGTTCCAGATGAACCAGAACTTCCTGAACTACCAGATGTACCTTCCGCTGAAGTTCCAGATGAACCAGATGTACCATTACTACCATTAATTCCAGAAGTTCCACTTTGTCCAGATGAACCAGATGAGCCAGATGAAGATGATGTACCAGAAGAACCAAAGAAAGTACCATCTAAACCAGATGTACCAGAACTACCACTTAGACCGGATGAACCAGATGTGCCAGATGTACCGTTCGTGCCACTCGTTCCAGATGAACCAAAATACGTTCCATCTAAACCAGAAGTACCACCACTACCAGATGTACCAGAGCTTCCTGAACTTCCAGATGAACCTGCACTACCAGAACTACCATTTGTACCAGATGTGCCATCTACACCCGAAGTACCATCTACGGCAGATGTTCCCGCGCTACCAGTTGTTCCAGATGAACCAGAACTTCCCGAACTTCCAGATGAACCTGCTGAACCAGTTGAACCATCCGTACCGGATGTGCCGTCCACGCCTGAAGTACCATCTACACCGGATGTACCATCTACGCCGGAAGTTCCTGAAGAACCAGATGAGCCACTACTTCCAGATGTTCCAGACGTGCCTCCACTACCAGAACTACCATCAGTACCAGAAGTTCCATCTATACCAGAACTTCCTGAACTTCCACTGGATCCAGATGTACCCGCAGAGCCTTCAGTACCGGAACTGCCACTACTTCCAGATGAACCAGAAGTTCCATCAGTACCAGATGTTCCAGATGAACCAGAACTTCCCGAACTTCCACTTGTGCCATCAGAACCAGTTGTTCCAGAACTACCTCCACTACCAGAAGTGCCACTACTTCCAGAGCTTCCACTACTTCCAGAACTTCCAGATGAACCAGATGTTCCAGAAGAACCAGTAGTTCCCGATGAACCAGTTGTTCCAGAGCTTCCAGATGAACCAGAGCTTCCAGATGTACCACCACTTCCAGATGTGCCAGATGAACCAGAGCTTCCCGATGTGCCACTACTTCCAGAACTTCCTGAACTTCCACTTGAACCAGATGTACCAGATGTACCATCTTGTCCTGATGTTCCAGATGTGCCATCGGAGCCAGAAGTACCAGAACTGCCACTCGTTCCAGACGAGCCTGCGGTACCAGTTGAACCAGATGTGCCAGATGTACCAGAACTTCCAGATGTACCAGCAGAACCTCCACTACCTCCTGTACCAGATGAGCCTCCCGTACCAGAGCTTCCAGATGAACCAGAGCTTCCAGAAGTGCCACTCGTTCCACCGGTGCCAGCAGTGCCATCCGTTCCAGATGTACCTGCTGAGCCTCCACTACCTGCAGAGCCTGCGGTACCTGATGTGCCAGAAGTTCCACCACTACCAGAAGTGCCACCACTTCCAGAAGAACCAGATGAACCAGAGCTTCCAGATGTGCCGGCAGTACCACCGGTACCAGTTGAACCAGAGCTACCACCACTACCAGATGAGCCACCACTACCAGAAGTTCCTGAAGTTCCACCACTACCAGAAGTGCCGCTTGTACCAGAGCTTCCAGATGTGCCACTTGAGCCTCCGGTACCAGTTGTACCAGAGCTTCCAGATGAACCAGATGTACCAGATGTGCCTCCACTACCAGAGCTGCCGCTAGTTCCAGAGCTTCCAGATGTGCCAGAAGTTCCAGAACTTCCAGATGAGCCGCTACTTCCAGAAGAACCAGATGTTCCGGATGTGCCTCCACTACCAGAGGTACCAGAAGTTCCAGATGAACCAGTTGTTCCTGAGCTGCCGCTAGTTCCAGATGAACCAGATGTACCAGAGCTTCCAGATGTACCAGAGCTTCCAGATGTACCAGATGTTCCAGAAGAACCAGAGCTTCCTGAACTTCCCGATGAACCAGAAGTACCAGATGTTCCAGATGAGCCTGCAGTTCCAGAAGAACCAGAGCTTCCGGATGAGCCAGAGCTTCCTGATGTTCCCGTTGTACCAGAGCTTCCAGAAGAACCAGAACTTCCAGATGAGCCATCGGTACCAGATGTACCAGATGAACCAGAGCTTCCAGATGAGCCGCTACTTCCAGATGAACCAGATGTACCAGCCGAACCATCAGTTCCTGTCAAACCAGATGTACCAGATGAACCTACTGCCGCTGCTACGTTTCTTCTTTCTAATCTCTTAGTTACTGGATTCCAAATTACAACTTCATCAGATGAACCAGTTGGTAAATTATTTAATTGAAATGCTCCATTTCCTACGATACTACCACTAACTCCTATGCTACCACTTATTGTTAATGATGCATTGATTGTTTGGTCTTTGTTAATTTGTAAGAATGAAGCAGTATCAGTATTTGCTGCATTTAATGCGAATAAAGCAACACTAGCGGTATATGCCAATGATGCAGTACCAACCCACATTGATGCGGTTTGTGATATTAATACGAAATTAGATGTATCAACGTTTGCCGCATTTGCTGCATATGCTGCGTAAGAAGATGAGATTGCGTAAGATGCACTCAATACTCTCATTGAAGAGGTTTGGTCATTTCTTACATAATCCACAAGATTTAATCCACTAAGATTTTCTACATAAGATGCTGTCAATGCGTAAGATGCAGATACCGCTCTACCAACACTCATTGATGCAGTCTGATTATTTTTTACATATTGAGCCGCATCTCCTAATGATGCTGATAATTGTGCTAAAGAAGCTGAATCAAATCCAGCTACAGAATCTGCAAATGATGCTTTAAATGCGTATGATGAAGATAATACCGTACCAAATACTCTATCACCTTGGATTGTTCCTTGTATTAAAGAACCACCACTACCAATTACAACATGTCCACTCGTTAATCCTGCAAATTTGATGTTTATTGTATTATCATCAATTGAATGAATTGTTCCAGGTAAAATTTGGTCTTCTGAACCAGTTGCATATACCTGAACCATTGGGTATCTTATTCCCAAATTATGTACAATAGTTAAATCACTTACATTACTAAATGATACCGTTTCAGTCAATGATGTTTCCGGTTGTGGAATGTAATAACCTTGTGTTTCATTATATCTTAAAATATCGTACTCTGCGGATGCAGTTGGTCCTACACCTTGGAATGTATATGTTCCTCTAAATGAACCAGTAAATAAAGATGCTAATATTGTATTTGATGCGGTAATATTATTATGAACCTTAAGGTCATTTCCTACATAAACATTACCCCAAATACTTGCAGATGTATTTACAACAAATCCTTTATCTGGAGAAATAGAAGCGGTTACACTTCCACTCTTTAATAAGAATGTTTCAAATGATAAGTTTGCAATATTAATATTTGTCAAACCACTACCGTCACCAACAAATGCAGAACCACTTTGTAGTACAACATTACCACCACTTATAAATAAACCACCACTAATTTCAGCCGAACCAGAGAAAATTCTTACCGATGTATTAATTTCCAATCCTTTGTTTGGTGAAATAACTGCTTGTGCGGAACCAGATACTATTCTATCTAATTTAAGGTCTTGCAATGCGTTTGCAGGGATATTAAACAATCCACCACCATCACCAATATAAAGTGCCGCAGTGATTGGTACATTTACATCTAATTTAGTTGGGTCTATAATTGCTCTACCAGAACCGGATTGAATTCTATCTAATTGAAGGTCTTGAAGTGCAGATGCGGGGATGTTAAATAATCCACCACCGTCACCTATGTATATGGATGCTGATAATGAACCACTAATTTGAACCGAACCTGTAAACTGAGAACCTACTGAACCAGATGGTGCTCCAGTTACTACTTCAAATATTCTACCACTTTGTACCGATGCTGTTGCCGAACCACTTGCTATCAATGGTGCCGCTGCCGCTTGTACGTTTGTAAGGAATCTACCATCACCAAAATAAAAATCAGCAGTAACATTATCGGTAACCAATAGAGAACCACTTAAGCTTACACTACCAGTAATTTCAGTTCCTATTTGAGAACCAGTTTTTGAAGTTATAACCACAAAACGGTCACCACTCGCTACTGATGCGGTTGCTGAACCACTGGCAATAAATGGTGCCGCAGTTGCTACTACATTCGTAATATATCTACCATCACCATAGAAGAAATCTGCGTAAATATTATCAGTTGCAGTTATACTTCCACTAACTTCAATTGAACCAGTAAATTGTGAACCAACTTGAGATCCTGTTTTTGCAGTTATCACAACAAAAGTTTCACCACTAGCTACAGATGCAGTTGCCGAACCACTAGCAATTAATGGAGCAGCTGCCGCTTGTACGTTGGTGATATATCTACCATCACCATAAATGAATTCAGTTGCTCTTATACTTCCACTAACTTCAATTGAACCAGTAAATTGTGAACCAACTTGTGAGCCACTTCTATCAGTTATAACTCTAAATCCATAATCAGGTGATACCGAAGCTGTTATTGAACCAGATTTAATTTCAGTTGATATAAGTGCATCTAAAGTTAATGCAGAACGAGGAATATTTCTAAGATATGTACCTTCCGCGTATATGAACGATGATGAGTTAATGAATAAACCACCACTTATATCATTTATAAAAATACTACCACTTACATCAATAGAACCAGTAATTTGAACACCTATTTGTGTAGAATATGCACTTTCAGTTACAGATGATGTAAATGGTGTAATTACTCTAAATCCATAATCAGGAGAAACTGATGCGGTTACCGAACCTGATTTAATTTCAGTTGATATAAGTGCATCTTCAGTGAGTGCAGAACGAGGGATTCTTCTTAAATATGTACCTTCTGCGTATATGAACGATGATGAATCAATTCTTATACTTCCGCTAAAATCAGAACCACTACCAAACGATTCCACTCTAAATCCGTAATCCGGCGATACCGATGCGGTTACACTTCCACTTGCTATTCTAAATGCATCTCCAGTTAAATTTGAAAAAGGTATATCAAATAATCCTTTACCACTTCCACTAAACATTGATGCAGAAATAGGTCTTGAAACATTTAAACTACCTGTAATTTCAGTATTTCCTATTAATTTTATTTCCGCTGGTAAATCAATTGAATCAACAATGAATATTTCACCAAACATTGCAGAATGCAATTGACAGTTGTAATATAAAACTCCAGGTGAACCAGATGGTGGTGTAAATGTAATTAATCCAGAATCTTCTCCATTATTTACAACACTACTACTATATGCCCAATCAGTTCCAACTGATGGTTGGTATTTTAACCAGAAAGGATGTCCCGTTGCGTTTACATTAAATGTATATGGTATTCCTCTTTGTAATGTTAATCTTGCATTTGAACCACTTACCGAAGCATTTCTTACAATATATGCGCTTGAACCATTATTAGTTACATCAATAATTTTATCAAGTTGATAATCAGGTGTTGGTCTTGTAGATGCAGATACTATAAGACTTCCATTGAGTCTAGAATGAACATTTACATTGAATCCTTCGGTTGGTGAAATAGATGCGGTTGCACTTCCACTAAATATTTTTGTAGAATCAATTGCTACATTTGCTAATGTTATATTAGAAAGGTATCTACCATCACCAACAAAATAAGAACCACTTGTTGATGTTACATTTCCTTTTACTAAAAGACTTCCAGTTATTTCAACTGATCCTGTAAATTCAGAACCACTATCTGCAGATTGAACTCTAAATCCAAATTGTGGTGATACCGATGCTGTCACCGAACCCGATGCTATGAACGTTGATAATAAAGCGTCTGGAGTTAAAGCTGTTCTTGGAATATTAAATAATCCTTCACCAGAACCAGAATAGAAAGAACCAGAAGATAAGAATATACTTCCACTCACTTTTAAACTACCGGTAAATTGAGAACCACTTATTATAGATTCTACTTTAAATCCAAACTGAGGTGATACCGATGCGGTTACACTTCCTGTTGCAATTCTTTTTAATTCTTCTGATAAAGCAGAGAAAGGAATATCGGTTAATCCAGCACCACTACCACTAAAGATAGATGCGGAAACACCAGATTCAAATCTAGAAATTCCTTTTGTTAATAATGAGCCACTTATTACAGCATTTGATTTAATATCTGCAGAACCGGTTACAACAATAAATCCATTAATAGTTGCAGGAACATTTACTAATAATCCTAAATTTGGCGATATAGATGCAGTTGCCGAACCACTAAATATTTTTGAAATATCTAAATCAGATATAGCAGAACGTGGTATATCAAATAAATTTCTACCACTACCGCTAAACGATGAACCACTTCTAACACTTACACCATCTGCAATTAAACTACCACTTATTGAAATACTTCCTGTAAATTGAGAACCACTGGTTGCAGATTCAACCTTAAATCCAAAATTAGGAGAAACCGATGCAGTTACCGAACCAGATAAAATTCTGTTAGTATCTAATGCATCAGGTGCTAATGCTGTTCTTGGTATATTAAATAATCTTTCACCAGAACCACTAAACGATGACCCACTTCTTAATTCAATATTACCATATGCAAAAAATCCTCCACTAACTTGCAAACTTCCACTAAAGTAAGAACCACTAATAATTGATTCAACTACAAAACCTTTTGTAGCTATAGCAGATGCAGTTACGGAACCTTCTAATATTTTTGTAGGTGTAGGTGCCGGTATATTTGTTAAACGGCTACCATCTCCTTGAAAAGATCCAGAAAAAGATGAACCAGTAAATTCAGTTGCAATTATTTTTGTAGAAGTTAATGATTGTGATACATTAACCGAACCACTAAATGATGAATCTCCACCTACAACCGCGAACCCATAAATAGGAGATACGGATGCGGTTACAGATCCAGATGCTATTCTATTTGCATCACCTGTAAATGCGGAAAATGGTATATCAAATAAATTTCTACCACTACCACTAAACGAACCACTAATTTCTTTTGAAACAATTTTTTCAGATACATACAATCCTCCAGTTACAGATGTATCACCTCTAAATCTAATTTCAGCAGGTCTAACAAGTTTATCAACAATATAAATTCTACCACCCATACTACTATGGTACTGGCAATTATAATAAAGAACATCCGGTGAACCAGTTGGTGGTGTAAAAGTAATTACCCCAACATCATCACCATTATTTGTTACACCAGTATTATATCCATTGTTTGTTCCAATTGAATTTACCGTCTTAATAAAGAATGGATGTCCAGATGCATTTAGATTAAATGTATAAAGAATACCTCTTACTAAAACTATGTTAGGATTTGAACCGCTAACAGCGCCACTAAACAAATATGATGTACTACCATCATTTGTAACGTTGAATACACAATCTGAACCTGTTGGATTCGCTAATTCAAAATTAGAAGATGATACTTCAAAACTTCCACTTATTTGTGAAAATATATTAACCTGAAATCCTTTTACTGGAGAAATAGATGCTGTAAATGAACCAGATGATATTTTTGATAAATCTAAATCTGGTATCGCAGATAAAGGTATTTCTCTCAATAACTTACCACTACCACTAAATGAACCGGTATAGATTTCAATATTTCCACTTACAAAAAGTGAACCTGTTATTCGTGAACCACTAATAGGGGATTGTACAACAAACCCAAGATTAGGAGATACGGATGCAGTTACACTACCGCTCGCTATTCTTGGAGATACAATTGAAGGTACATTTGTTAATTGAGAACCATCACCTATAAAACTAAATGCTCTAACACTTCCACTCACATCTACTGAACCTGTGAATTGAGAACCATATTCATCACCCCTTCTATCGGTAACAACTTTAAACCCAAACGCAGGAGATACCGAAGCGGTTATTGAACCTGATTTGATTTCGGTTGATATGAGTGCATCTTCAGTAAGAGCACTTCTAGGAATGTTTCTTAAATAACGTCCATCAGAATATAAAAACGATGAAGAATCAATAGTAACGCTACCACTAAAATGCGAACCACTAGCAATTGATAATACTCTAAAACCAAAAGTTGGTGATACCGATGCTGTTACAGAACCTGATTTGATTTCGGTTGATATAAGTGCATCTTCAGTTAATGCATTTCTTGGTATATTTCTTAAATAACGTCCATCAGAATAAATAAATGATGAAGAATCAATATAAACACTTCCACTAAATAATGAACCACTACTTATTGATAATACTCTAAATCCATATTCAGGTGCTACTGATGCAGTTATGCTTCCACTTGCTATTTGTGTAACTACTAATGCATCTGGAGCTAGAGCAGAACGCGGTATATCAAATAATCCTCTACCACTACCACTAAACATTGATGCGGATACATTACCTAATATATCAACACTACCAGTGAACTCAGAACCTCTTAGTGAAGATTCAACTTTAAATCCAAATTCTGGACTTACGGATGCAGTTACCGAACCAGTTGCTAATTTTGTTGCCTGTGGAAGATTAAATAAATCTCTACCATCCCCATAGAAAGAACCGGTAAATTTAGCATTTATTGAAGAAGCTGTAATTTCATTCGTTGTAAAATTACCAGTAATATCTAAAGAACCGCTAATTGTTACTGAACCTGTAAATTCAGACCCACTAGCTAAAGATTCTACTTTAAACCCAAATTGAGGTGATACGGATGCAGTTACACTTCCAGTTGCTAGTCTTGTTGCTTGAGGTAGATTAAATAATTTTGAACCATCGCCAACAAAAGAACCAGTAAATGAACCTGTTGCAGATGATGCGGTTATTGCAGTTGCTACTAATCTATCTCTTATTTCAACTGAACCAGTAAATTCTTGTTTATCCGTTAATTCATCACCAAATTTGTTTGAACCAGATGAATAAATAATTGAAGAAGAAACTATATTAACAATTAATTGGTCAGCGTATATTGATTTAGATACAAATAAATTACCACCAATTCTTAAATCTTCGGATATTCTACCATTTCCAAGAACACTAAAATTAGTATTAATATCTAAACTAGCACTACTAAATGATGCAGTAAACGAACTAGAAGCTAATCTTTCCGCAGTATTTGATATTGGGAGATTTGTTAATTTAGAACCATCTCCACTAAATTCACCTCTAAATGAACCAGTTAAATTTGCACTACCACTAAAAGAACCAGTAAATCCACCACTTAAAATGGCACTACCACTAAAAGAACCGGTAAATGCACCACTTGCTCTATCTAAATCTAAACTACGAACAAACCCTCTATTACCTTGGTCATCCGAAACTAATATTGCAGGTGAGCCAGAAAGTGAAGCAGAGAAGTTAGGAACACCAAAATTGGGTTCGGCTTGAGACAGGTCTAGGAATTGATACCTATCGGCCGTCACATTTTTTGGGGATACAACCCTTACCCTACCCGTTAAAAGATTACTAATTGCCATTCCGTATTTCCAGCTTTGTTATAAATATTGAAAAAATCACCTATAAATATTATAGGATAATATATATCGTTATTCGTTTGCACTCTCTAATATTGAGAGAACAACCGTCAAATCTGGTGAGCCGGAAACTACAAATCCGTAACCTTCTTCTAATACTAATTTACCGGAAACTATCGGTGAAAGAGAATCTGCGGGTGGGATTGTTGCGTTTGTTACTAATTGTATTGGTAATTGTTCTACTAATGATGGAGCTTGAATAGTATTTTTAATAACATTAATCAAACTATCAACTACAAACGCAGATGCACTATAAAATGAACTTGTTACATCAAAATTTGTATTAAATGATTGAGTAAACGCCGTTTGATTCAATGTTGGTGTTAAATCTGAACCTGTTACTGATTGATTTTTTATTACCGATGTTGCTAAATTATTCACATAATCTAATAGAAATAAAGAAGAAGAATATTCTTCAGGATAAATACTTTTAATTATATTTGAACCATTTTTTGTATAATATGCCTTTGCTGCTTTTGTAGTTCTTATTGTTTTATCATTTACAACATCATATGCAATAGCATCAATAGCATCAACTGCATAATTTTCAAATCTAGAGGATGTAAATGTAAAAGGAGTTTCTGATAAATTGTTTAGATTATTAATATATGCTGCGGCTTCTTTTTTTATAAAAGTTTTATTAAGACTTAATAACGCAGATGCACTATCCAATGCTCCCAAATAATTTCCATTTAAAACAGTAGAACCGCTTAAAAAAAATGAAGAACTAAAAACTCCTTCAAAATTTGGTATTGCCAATTCTCTATTAGACTTTATAAGTATAGTTACAGGTTGAACTTGTAAACTATTATTAGTTATTTGAATAGAAAGCATAATGGATGATACTCCATTTGGTGCTACATATATTTCATCTTCTTCTCCCGTTAAGTTTGTTATTAACGATTGAAATCGGTTTAACGGTACAAATACATTTGCCATTTTTTATTTTTTTCTTTTCCTTTTATATTTGAAGTGCCAATGAGAACGGAGTTACTAATGAGAATAGAGATTTACTAAATGTTCTACCCACAAGAGTACCAGTTGCCTGGTTAATACTTAAACCAGTACCAATTCTAAAGTCACCATCTTGGTTACCGGATGTGAAGAATATTCTACCGCCACCCAATTCAGTAATTTCAAAAGCCGGATTAGCTTGTCCACTACCGCCTTGGTTTGGTGGAAGTGCTTTAAACGTCACACCAGAACCATTATAAGAGTAGTCAATACCGGTTGCCACAATCAATGAACCAAACGATTCTAATGGTGCATTTGCCGCTATAAACTCTGCTCTCGTTCTTAAATATCTGTTAGTTTCTAAAGTCTCTAATTTTTGCTGATTAATTACAGCTGCTGCACTTCCATATTGCCCGGTATAATAAGAAGATGCTGCTGCAACACTTCTTTCGTTTCCACCATACAATAAATCGGTTGCAACGGAATCAATAATAATTCCTGTATCTCTAGAACAACTTGCTTCGTTATAAACTAAGTATGGGAATGCTCCATTTGTATAACTGATTGCTCTCTGTTTTAATTCATTTTTAGAACCTATCAATCTAGCATACGCTTCTCTACGTTTAGTTGGTGCGAAAACAAGTTTTGTTTGTAATACAACTTTTTCAGCTACACCTTTTGCGAAATTAATACCATCTACGGTTTGATTTTTCTGTCCTGCATCACCATTATTAGTATATGAAGGTTCTATTGCTACGGATGGAATTCTATAATAAGTTGAACCCGCTTCAATACTTCTTTCGTTACCACCATAAACTAAGTCAGTTTTAACAGCATCAATAATAAATCCAATGTCACGAGAACAACTTACTTCATTGTATTTAAATCCACTCCAAGATGATGATAAGTAAGCAATTGTTTCTTTTTGTATAAACAATGAGTTACTTGTCAATAATCCACTTGCATTTAATGCAGATTGTGAAGGTGGATTAAATGTAGAATTTAATACAACTTTACCAGAAATTCTACCCGCGTATCTAACACCAGTAACGGTTGGGTCTAACTGATTTTGTTCAGAAGGTACTCCGGCGTTAGTTGCTTTTGATGGGAATAGATAATAATATGTTCCAGCTACAACACTTCTTTCTTGACCACCATATAATAGGTCAGTTGCCGCTGCATCTACAATATAACCAACATCACGAGAACAACTTGCTTCGTTGTAATAAACATTACTCCAAGAAGAAGAAACATAAGCGATAGTTTCTGCTGCAATGAATTGTTTATTTTTTCTTAATAAATCAAATGATGCCGAAACTTGCGCGGAAGCTGTGATAAATGTAATATTCTGAACAACTTTTTGTGCAATTCTACTTGCATATTTTATACCATCAATTGTTTGATATAATTGTCCAACACTATCACCATCTCCCAACAATGTTGCTTTTGAAGGATATAAGAAATAAAATCTTCCTGCTTCTCTAGCTCTTTCATTACCACCATAAAGTAGGTCAGTTGCTACAGCATCTACTATATATCCAACATCCCTCTTACACTTATCTTTATCATATTCAAATGTACTCCAACTAGCAGTAAGATATGCCATAGTTTCTTCTTGAATAAATGTTCTATTTTTTCTTAATAAATCAAATGAAGAAGAAACAATATTAGAAGCTGTTACAAATGTTTTGTTTTGTAATAATTGTTTAGCCAATCCACTTGCATAATCAATTGCAGTAACCGTAGGTTCTAATTGAGTTGATGTTGCGGTTGATGGGTAAGTATAATAATATTGTCCAGCAATTGTACTTCTCTCATTACCACCATAAAGTAGGTCAGTAGAAACAGCATCAATTATATGAACAACATCTCTTTCACAAACTGATTGCGAATATGCAAATCCATTCCAAGATGAACTTAAGAATGAAATAGTTTCTTTCTTAATAAATTCTTTATTACTTCTTAATGTATTATAAGATGCCGAAACTTCAGCAGATGCGGTTACATATTCAATATTTTGTATTAAATTTTGTGCCAATCTACTTGCATAATTAATACCATCAATAGTTTGATTTAATTGTGCACCTTGCGCCTGTGAAGGGTAAATGTAATAGAATTTACCATTCATTACTGATGCCGAATTTGCGTTCCATAACAGGTCTTCAGCCGCACCACTAATGATTAAACCAACATCACGTCTACACTTAGTTTCATCATACGATGCAGTGCTCCAAGATGAACTTAAGTATGCAATAGTTTCATTTTGAATGAATGGAATATTTGCTTTAAGTATTTCATATGCTGCAATTACATTTGAGGATGAAATTGACGCGGTATAAAGAGTTACATTTGGTAATGATCCTGTACCATTCAATATTATATTAGTTACAATTCCAATTGATGCGGAAACAAATGCTACATCTTCTAAACTACCACTAAATGATGAAGATATGTATTGTGATGTATTAGTTGTTTTAACATGTCCAACTGTATTAAGAATTGGCTGAGGAACACTAATCAAAATATTATTTACAATATTCTCACTCAATCTAGCCGCATATCTAATCGCATCGGTAGTTTCAATTACTTGTGCGTTAGTTGTTGCCAATGAAGGATATAAGTAATAGAATTCACCTGCTCTAATTGATTGTTCATTTCCAGCATATAGAAGGTCAGTTGCTACAGCATCTACAATATATCCAACATCTCTCTTACATTTATCTTCGTTATAATCTAAATTAGGATATTTTGCATTTACATATGCTACTGATTCCGATTGTATATACTTTTTATTTTGTTGTAGTAAATCATAAGATTCGTTTACAGCTACAGAAGGAGTAAAGAATTGTTTATTAACAACCAAATTCATTGAACTTCCTTTAGCGTATCTTATACCAGTTAATGTAGGTTCTAATTGAGAATCGGTTGCTTGAGATGGATAATCATAATAATATCTTCCAGCTACAATACTTCTCTCATTTCCACCATACAACAAATCAGTTGCTACAGCATCAACTATATAACCTATATCTCTACTACAACTTGCTTCATTGTATTCAAAATTACTCCAAGATGAAGAAACATACGCTATTGATTCAGATTGAATGAATCCTTTATTTTGTCTTAAATTGTTATATGCATCCAATGTTGTGGATGATGGGCTTGCGAAGTGTATATTTCTTACAACCTTTTCAGCCATTCCACTTGCAAATTTAATTGCAGTTACGGTTTGGTCTAACTGAGAACCAATTGCCTGTGATGGATATTCGTAATAGAATTTACCATTAACAAATGATGCAGAGTTACCACCAAATAAAAGGTCATGTGCCGCACCACTTATGATTAGTCCTAAATCTCTTTCGCACTTAGATTGGTCATAATAGAATGATGACCAAGAAGAACTCATATACGCAATAGATTCTGAAACAATAAATGCACTATTACTTACTAATAAGTTATATGCATTATTAATTCTCGGATTATTATTTGGATTTAGACTAGATGATACAAATCTTACTGAACCTGTACCATATAATAAAATAGATACTACCGTTGCAAATGAAGAAGATACTAATTTACTTTGCAATCTATCTGCACTAGCGCCTAATGTTTGAACAGCATTTGTAACTTTAATACCCGCATTTGTATTATTTACCAAAGTTGGAATTGAAGAAACTCCATTTTCTATAATACCCATCACTACACCAAAATTAGATGAAATTGAATTTACATCAGATTGAGATGCTGAAATAGATGAAGTTGTTGGAGTTAATCCGCTAACAATAATTGATGCGGAAGTATTTGTTATTAAATTAGGTTTTACATTCAATCCATTTTTTACAACATTTACAATTGTACCATAAGATGAACTTACATTTAATGCCTGATTATTATGTGCTCCAACTCCAGTTATTTGTGTTTCATTTGTTATGTGCCACAAAGTTGGTGTTACCAATTCAAATCCATAATTAAATGAAGATACTAAAGAATCTGGTACTGAATATTCACCATTATAAATAATATTTCTTATGTGGGTAAACGAAGATGTTACTATATCTAATGTATTACCACTTGCAGAAATTGCAGATTTAATTTGAGTTTCCCCACTTACTTTAATTACATTTTCATTATTAGATACTAATGTAGGAAGTGCAGGCAATCCACCTTCAATTATCTGTGTAACAGTTGCAAATGATGAACTTATATTTGTTACTTCACTTATTCCAGCACTTAGTGATGATGAATATTGTATTTGAGAAGTTACTTTAATATTCTTAGTTGTATTATCACTAAATAATGGCTTATTAAGTAATATATTTTGAGCAACCGCTTTTGATACTGCTTTTGCATATTCAACACCAGCTACAGTTTCTAAAACTTGGTCATATGTTGTTGCTTTAGAAGGATAACGATAATAGTAATCACCAGCTATAACACTTCTTTGATTACCACCATACCATAAATCAGTTGCAACATTATTTACAATATATCCAACATCCCTTCTACATTTTTCTCTATTATATTTTAAATTAGGATAAAATGCATCAATGTATTGGATAGTTTCATTTTGTATGAATTGTCTATTAGAAACCAACAATGAGTATGCCGATTGTACATAGCTAGTTGGTTCAACTAATTCCTGGTTTGATATTACTTTTTGCACCAATCCAGCTGCAAATGCAATTCCATCTAAAGTTGGTCCTTTTTGTGCATCAGTTGTTGGTGATACGCTTGAAGTTACAGTTGCCGCTGAAGGATATAAATAATAATATTCTCCCGCTTTTGTACTTCTTTCATTACCACCATATATTAAATCAGTTGCTACATTATCAATGATATATGCAACATCTCTACTACAACTAGCTTCATTGAATTGGAAATTATTAATTCCAACCCAAGATGAACTTAAGAATGCAATTGTTTCTTTTTGAATTAATTGTTTATTTTTTCTTAATAAATCAAAACTTGCCGATTCGGAGTTAGTTGGAGTTTGTAATATTTGATTACTTACAATTTTTTCAGAAATTCCTTTTGCATATCTAATTCCATCTAAAGTTTGATTTAATTGACCACCAGTATCACCATCGTTTCCTACAGTTGCTAAAGAAGGATATAAATAATAATATTCTCCTGCCTCTCTTACTCTTTCATTACCCCCATATAAAATATCAGTTGCCACAGCATCTACTATATATCCAGTATCTCTACTACAACTTGCTTCATTATAATTAAAGAATGACCAAGAAGAACTTACAAATGCGATTGTTTCTTTTTGTATAAATTCTTTATTATCAAGTAATAAATTATATGCAATTTGAGAAGAAATAGAAGCACTAGCAAATACTTTATTATTTAATATTTCTTTTACTATATGTTTAGCGTGCCTTATTCCACTTAATGTAGGTCCTAATTGTGTTGTAGTAGCTTGTGAAGGATATAAGTAATAAAACTTACCCGCTTCAATACTTCTTTCATTACCACCATATACCACATCAGTAATTACAGCATCTAAAATATATTTTACATCTCTTTTACAAGTTTCTTGATTGTAAACAAATCCATTCCAACTTGCAGAAACATACGCAATTACTTCATCTGCTATAAAGTTTTTATTATTGAATATTGCTTCTTTAATCTTAATTTTTTCCTGATTAACATTGTTTAATTTAAGATTTCTCAGCAATCTATCCGATAAATCTTTAGCGTATTTAATTCCGGTAATAGTTTCTTCAATTTGAGAACCAGTTGCAGCTGACGGATATAGATAATAATAAACTCCAGATTTTACACTTCTTTCATTGCCACCCCATTTAATATCGGTTGCAACTGAATCTATAATGTATCCAACATCTCTCTTACATTTAGTTTCATCGTAAGAATGTGAACTCCAAGATGAACTTAAATATGCAATAGTTTCATTTTGAATCAATGATTTATTATATATTAACAAATCATATGCCGCATTTGATTGAGAATTTGGTAAATTAAATACTACATTTTTAACAACTTTTTGTGCTAATTGAGATGCGTAAATAATACCATCTAATGTTTGATTTAATTGTGCACCTTGTGCTTGTGATGGATAGTCATAATAGAATTTACCATTAACTACGGATGCAGAATTAGCGTTCCATAGTAAATCTTCCGCTGCACCACTAATAATTAACCCAATATCACGTCTACATTTAGTTTCATCATACGATGCAGTTGACCAAGAAGAACTCAAATATGCAATAGTTTCATCTTGTATAAACTGGATATTATTTTTTAATAATCCATATGCAGTTAAAACATTTGATGATGAAATTGATGCAGTATATAATGTAATTGTTGGTAAACTTCCAACACCATTTTTAATTATATCGGTTACAATTGAAATTGATTGTGATATAAATGTAGATTCAACATTTGTTGCAGAAGATGCCGAAATGTATTGTGAAGTTCCGGTAACTCTTATATTTGCATTTGTATTTGATAATACCGATGGTACTGCTACTAATCCATTTTGTAAAATATTAATTATAGTGTTATAACTTGCACTAACAGTATTAATTGGATTACCAAAATATGAAGAAGATACTTGATAAGATGAAGAATATTGACTTCCACTAGTAATTTTTACCAAACCGGCAGTATTCTTTACCAATGAAGGTAAAGAGCCTGTTCCGTTTTCTACAATATCCAATATAACATTAAATCTATTATCTACAAATTCTTTATTTACAATTGAAATAGATTCAGTAGTAGAATATTGTGGTTGAGATGTTATTTTAATTAATCCAGATGCATTTGTTTGTAATACCGGAATTGAACCAGTACCACCACCGATAATATCAATTACAATATCAAAACCACTTTTAACTTTTTCTATTTCAGCACTAGCTGGTGTATTTGAAGAAGTAATTTGATTATTACCAGTTCTATTTACACCTCTAAATGAAGAAGAAATTATAGTTGGTTTTGAAGATAATCCTTTATCAATGATGTTAATTACATTACCAAAGGATGCCGATACGATTAATTTGTCAGATAAACTAGCAGAATCATTATTAAAATATTGTAATTCATTTGTCTTTTTAATACCATTTTCAGTATTACTAATAATTGCAGGATAAACTGAACTACCACTTTCAATAATTTTTGCAACAATATCAAATCCATCTTCAATTGCCTTTCCACCTATTGCAATTAATTTTGTTAAATCTTTTGCAAAGTTAATTGCGGAAATTGTTTCATCCGATTGTGAATCGGTTGCCTGTGATGGATATGTGAAATAGAAAATTCCAGAATTTCTACTTCTTTCATTACCACCATATACTAAATCAGTTATAACACCATCAACAATAAATCCAACATCTCTATAACATTTTGAAATATTATAATTTAGATATGGATAGTTTTCATTTGTAAAATCAACTGTATTTTGTTGTATAAATGTTCTATTTTTTCTTATCAAATCAGCGGCTTCAATTACCGATGCAGATGGATGTAAAAGTTGTACATTCTGAACAATATTTTGAACTAATTGATTTGCGTAATAAACACCAGTTATTGTTGGGTCTAATTGTGCAGTTGCAGAAGGTACACCACCAATTGTTGCGTTTGATGGATATAAATAATAAAACTCACCGGCTTTATTACTTCTTTCATTACCACCATATACTAAGTCAGTTCTTACCGCATCTAAAATATAACCAACATCTCTCTTACACTTAGCTTCATTGTAATAAACTTCTGACCAAGATGAAGATACATATTCAACAACTTCCGCTGCAATAAGTTCTTTATTTTTTCTAATTAATTCACTAGCGTTTACTTTATTAGTTTCCGCTTGAGTAAATGATTGCCCAACTATAATCTTTTGAGCTAATCTAGATGCATATCTAACACCATCGGTTGTTTGAATTAATTGAGAATCGGTTGCTTGAGATGGATATAAGAAGTAGTATCTCCCTGCTTCTATTGTTCTCTCATTACCACCATATACTAAGTCAGTTAAAACATTATCAATAATATATCCAACATCTCTTTTACATTTAGATTCATTATAATCAAAAGAACCCCAAGATGAACTTAAATACGCAATTGTTTCATTTTGTATAAATTGCTTATTGTTTACTAATAAAGTTTGTGCATTTAGTTTATTAGTTGAAGGCAATCCAAATACAATATTTTGAATCACTTTTTGTGCTAATCTACTTGCATATTTTATACCATCTAAAGTTTGATTAATTTGAGCATCAGTTGCTTGAGATGGATACTCATAATAATATTGTCCATTTACAATTGATGCTGAATTTGCGTTCCAAATTAAATCTTCCGCTGCACCACTAATGATTAAACCAATATCTCTTTTACATTTAACCTCATCGTATTCAAATCCTCTCCAAGATGAACTTAAATATGCAATAGTTTCATTTTGAATGAATGGAATATTTGCTTTAAGTATTTCGTAAGCAGCTACCGTATTTGATGAAGAAACCGATGATGTGTATAATTGTTTAGCAAATAATTCAATGTTTCCAGTTTCTATAATTTGTGTTACTTTTGAAATAGATGCAGAAATAAAAGATACATCTTCTAAACTACCACTAAATGATGCCGAAATATATTGAGAAGTTCCGGTTACTTTTATATTACCCACTACATTACTTACATAAGAAGGAAGTACACTTAATCCATTTGTAATAATATTGATTACAGTTTCTATTGATGAACTTATAGATGCACTTTCCGCCATAGTTGCTGCGGTTGAAGAAACAATAGATGTGTTGGTTACAGCAATATTATTATTTGTATTTAAAATTATAGGCTGTATAGATGATAATCCATTTGTTATTATTTTACCAACTTGCCCAATAGATGCTGATAATTCATTCAATACCGAACCACTTGCTGCATTTGAACCAGACCATTGTGAAATAGAAGTAATCTTTTTAGTAAGATTTTGAGATGAAGTAAATGCAGATATTAAAGATATACCATTTTTAATAATATTTGTTACTACTCCAAAATTTCTATCAATTATTCCAATTTCATCCGGTGATACATAAGAAGAAGTAATTTGTGAACCTGACGTTACATTAAGTGGAATATCTTTACTCCAAGAATTACCAGGTACATTTTGTGCCAGTATTGAAGGGATTGCACCTACTCCTCTTTTTATTATTCCTTCAACAATCGCAAAAGAACTACTAATAGAACTTTGTTCAGTTGTTGTTCCAGATACAGATGAAGTAATATTTGTTAATCCTAATTTATTGTTTCTTACACCTCTTTCATCATTTAGTACAATTCTAGGTGTTTCTAAAATTAAATTTTGTACAACATAATCTGAAATAATCTTTGAGTATCTTATTCCACCAATTGTTTCTTTCTTTTGAATTGATGTTGCTATTGATGGATAATCATAATAATATCTACCAGCAGTTACACTTCTTTCGTTACCACCATAATAAAGGTCAGTAGCGATTGCATCTATAATATATCCAACATCCCTTCTACATTTATCTTGATTATATTTTAAAGCAGGATACGCAACATTAACAAATTGAATTGTTTCATTTTGTATTAATTCTTTATTTTGTTTTAATAATAAAGATGCAGTTGCAGTACTGCCTGATGCTAAGTTGAAAGTTTTTCCTTGAATTAAATTTTGAGATAATCCAGCTGCAAAACGAATACCATCTAAAGTTTGTCCTAATTGTCCTTCTGAATCACCATCTCCTTCTACAATAGCTAAAGAAGGGTATAAATAATAGTAAGTTCCAGCGGTAATAGCTCTTTCATTTCCACCATAAAGAATATCAGTTGCTACTGCATCTACGATATATCCAATATCACGAGAACAACTTGCTTCATTATAATAAAAATTAGACCAAGATGAAGATAGATATGCAATTGTTTCTTTTTGTATAAATTGTTTATTATCACCCAATACTTCCCACGCAGCATATCTATTAGTATTACCATCAGCATCTACAAATGATGCAGTTGATAACAATAATCTTTGAACTAGTCTTGAAGCGTATCTTATTGCCTCCGAAGTTGGTCCTAATTGCGATGTTGTTGCCTGTGAAGGATACTGATAATAGAAGAAACCATTTCTAATTGATTCTTCGTTTCCACCATATAATAAATCTTTGTTTACACCATCAATTATATATCCTAAATCTCTACTACAAGAAGCCTGATTGTAAACAAAATTTGACCAAGATGAACTAATATATCTTATAGTTTCATCAATAATAAATGGTTTACTTCCACTTATTATTTCAAATGCGTTTATTATATCAACGTTTTCACTAGGTAAGGATGAACTATTAATTGTTGCAGGATACGTTAATGTTGATTCAATAAGTGGTCTTGAAGTTGTTGTTGAATTGACAATATTAAATTCTCCAGATAATCCTATTTTTGTTTGTGCAACATAATATAATTTATTAGGTGCGTTATAAGGAACGGTAAAAGTAATTGTTCCTTCTGCTTCACCATTATTTATTACTCCATTATTATAATCCCAAGTTGGGTCTATACCATCTATTTTTCTAGTTCTAATCCAGAAAGGATAATTATCAGGTCCTCTATCTTCTGATGCTGATAAAAAGAATTTATACGTTTCCCCTCTAAATAAAGTAATTGTTGGATTATTTCCAACTCCACTAAAATTATAAAATAAACTTGCACTATCGGTTACAACAAATGAAGTTTTATGGTCATTTGGAATTGGCAAAATAGGAGAACCAGTACCATTTGTTAAAATATTATATACGGTGCTAAAACTTGCACTAATGTTTCTTGCAGTAGATAAAGAAGAAGTAATTCCGGTAATATACTCAACCAATTCACCAACTTTTATACTTTCGCTTGTATTTGAAATTAAATTTGGTCTTGCCGATAATCCTTTTTCAATAATTGTTACAATCGTAGAAAATGATGCAGATACGCTTGCAGTTGTTTGATTTGTTGCAACTTCTGATGTTCCAGTTGGATTAATTGAAGTATATTTAATTGCATCAATTGTATTTTGCTTAAATACATATGAACCAGTACCATTTGAAAAAATTCCAAGTAAAACACCATAAGATGCACTAATTGCATTTAAATCTGCAGATGATGCGGATATTGATGATGTTATTTGTTGTGCACCTAAAATGTTATAAGGTGAATCAAATCCATATCCCTTATTTGAAGATTTCGCTAAAAGAGTTGGAAAATTAGTTGTACCATTATATACAATTTCTTTTATCAAATTAAAATCAGCAACAACTTCATCACTTTCTTTTATACTTGCGGTTGCAGAAGGATTTAAAGATTGAGTTAAATTAGTAACTTTTATACCTTCAGCGGTATTAAAAATTGTTACATCTGGCAACCCTTCTTCTAATCCTTTATTTAACACATCTACAATAATAGAATAATTTTCTCTTGTTCTATTTCTTCCTTCTAAATAACCACCACTACCAGAAATTAAACGAGAACCAGATGCATACATACCATACAAACCAAACGAAATGTTTGAGTTGTTCAATGTAGCATGTCCACCATTATTTACTCTAATAGCGTAATATGAGAAGTTATTAAAGAAAGATACCAACTGAATGAATCCTCTACCATTAACCAAACATCCCACACCATTTGGAGAAATCTGTGTATAAGCATCCAATACCATTGAAGCAAGTGGAGAATCTGGATTAATTACATCACCATTAACATAAAGACCTCCACCTCCCGGCGGAATATCTTCGTAAAGTTCGGTAAATGAATTCTCTTGGTTAGAAATTTGAGAACAGTTCTGAATATATGGTGAAGTTGTAATAAATGCTCCTGGTTGGAAAGCAAAACCAAATCCTCTTTCAGGATTAATTTGGTCAGGCCATAGTCTTAATCCTCCAACTGTCACCTCTGCAATATAACACCCAGAGTTTACCCAAAATAAATCTTGCTCAGGATTCTTTGCGTTAATTTTAGTAATACGCAAACCCGCACCCCAAATAGTTGTGTTCTTAGGAAGAATAACAGGATTATCTTCTAAGTAAGTACCAGCTTGCACTTTAATTACATAACCATTGAATATTGAACCAGTATCAAACCCATATCTACCATCATATCCAGGTGTAGATAACTGTGCCGCTCTTTTAATTGTACGAAGTGGATATTGAATAGTTCTACCATCATTGTTATCATCACCATCGGTTGAAGATACATAAAGTGTTGGAACGTTAGCACCAAAATCTTTTGCAAGGATTCCAGAATATCTTTGAGTATCTAAAGATGCAAGAGCGTTTGATGCGGTTGCAGATAAAACAGCTTCAGGTCCAGCAAATTCTAATTTTCCTTTAATATTTAAAGAACCGGTTAAGAAAACCGAGCCAGTTATTTCATTTCTATCATTTACATCATTACCTAAAAAGAAACTCTTAGAAACAAAAAGTGAACCTGATATAATGGCATCATTTCCAATATCAACATTTTGTTGTATTGTGAGGGAACCAGATATATTCTGTTGTTCTTCAATCTGCTTACGAGGTATCAGTCTTGCCATTATACTATTTCTACTATTTTACCTTTTATTTCAAAAGCAGATACCGGAACTTCATTCGGTAGTCTGGTAACATCTGCAGTGAATGTAACAATTATATTATTTCCACTTACGTTTACATCGTAACGATTTTGTGGTTGTTTTACTCCAAATAAATATACATCAATATAATCTCTAACATCATCAACTTCCAACAAATCAAAAAGAAATTTTTTATTAAGTAATGTAAGAGTAAATAATACATTATTATTCACTTCCAATATATCTGGAACATATGAATAAATGAATGTATCTGTATTTACTCTTAATACAAAATTTTTAAATTCTAACCTTTGTCTTTTTAAAAGGTCATTACCTCTATCTATATTTGGAAGTTTTCTTGCCATTATCTATATATTTCTAAATCTCCATTTATTTTTATTTCATCCGTTTCTTCTATTTCATATGGATTTCCAAAACGGTCTAAGGTTGGAAATTGCGTTCTAATAAATTTTAAATAAAAAGTATTAGGACCATTTTCAATTATATAATCGTTTTCTCTAATAAATAATCCATTAATAAAAACATCAAATCTTGCACCATCTTTTCTTAAATGTCTTAATGTTTTATATAAAGTTTTTACTCTTAAATTATCTTTTTTAAAAATCCAATAAAATGGGTGTGTCAAATCAAACGGTTCTAATATAAACTCATTTGGTTCATTAACTTCTTTCATTATATTTTTTAAATCTCTAATATTCATATTTTTAAATTAAAAACTTCTAACCGCTCTAACTCTTGCATTTGATGATTTACCAATATAACTTCCAGTTCCTGTACCAAGATTTACAACTTTTGCAAACACCGGAAATCCTGATAATTGAGAAGATGACCAATAATCAGTACTTGCTAATCCACCTATGTCATTTCTATTTTGACCTATAAAAAATAATTCGGTATAACTTGGCAGATACCAATCAGAATACCCACCTTCTACTAAATCTGAACACAATTTAGCGGCTATTCCTGATTGTACGCATCCAGCCAAAATATTATTTGTATTAGTTTGTCCTTCACCAACATCATCAGAAGTGGTTATATCAGTACCTTGACAACCAAAAGATGCAGCGGTTGAAACATCGGTAGATGTTATTATTAAACCATGTTGTTCTCCAGGCACATATCCAGGATAACCATTTGGAATTATAAATGCAACAATACCACCTAATGCAGAATCTCCAATATTATATGTAATTGGACCAGCAGTTGTTGTGGTTGTGGTAGTTGTTGTGGTTGGTGCTGCAGTAGTTGTGGTAGTTGTTGTGGTTGGTGCTGCAGTAGTTGTGGTAGTTGTTGTTGGATAAACATACGAAGTATCTAATTCTTGGAATTTACCAGTTATTGCAATTTCATCTTGTGCTTCCAAACTAAAACTTAATCCGCTAAATGAAAAAATAATTTCATTCGTTCCACCACTAAACGTATATGTGTAAAACGTTGGAGATATGAAATCACCATTTATGTAAACTTGAAACCAGTTATCAGTATCAAACACCCCAACTAATTCTGATGGTAAAAGTGGTTTTCTAACATTTACTAATTTTGCTGTTGTTGAATTTACAAAAGTAGCTATTTGTGAACCTCTTATTGCAACAAAGTTAATCACTTCTGCATATTCATTGTATAAATTTGCACCTGTAAACAAATCACCGGTTAAATCAGTTTCAATTCCAAATACAACTCTTTTTGGAGAAAATGATTTTGAAACAGTTGGTTTATTATTAACTTGGTCTGGTAAAAGATATGCACTTACATTTACATTAAATGTTGTTCTAATTAATCTTTCCGTGCCGTTTGCTACTTCTTGTGTTGTTTCAAACGAACTTATAACAGATCTAAACTTAAACCCATCAACGTTTCCCCAATATTTTTCACTTTCATTTTGAAATTGCTCAATAATTTTATTCATATGCTCAGTAAATGAAGTCCATATAGCAACTTCGTATATAATCGTTACATATGCCGGTACTGTAATATTGTAAAATTCATATGTAGGTTTAGCACCCGTCATTATACTAAACTTATCATATCTATTTTTTTGAGAATACTTTTTTGCAAAAGGCATTGTAATAACTTCCCTAAAATGTGGAAGATTTTCATCCTTTTCAATTGAATTTCTTTTAAACATCACCAAAGGTATTTGAATTTTACCTCTTTGGTCTCTTAAATATCCTTTTTCTCTTGCACTAGCCCATCTTTCAGCATTCCCATATATTAATGGAACTTTTACTAAATTACCATTTTCTTCTAAATCAGGAATAATAACTTTTGACATGTATTCTGCTATCGCAGTATCAACGTCAATTATTTTAACGCCTTTCTGAAATTCTTTATCAATAGATAACTGTTTTGCTCTATTTGTTTCTCTTCTTTCCATTATACAATTCTCATTTCAGTTTGTATAGAACTACGTCTAGTCATAAATGTTGAACATATGATTGAGAATTTTTCTCCATTTCCAGATTCAGTTCTACCACCTACTAAATAGTCTTCTCTTACATTATCAATTTCAAAATAAGCATCATTATGAAAAATAATATCACCAATCTCAGGATAAAAATCTTTATCTTTTAATGTCAATCTATTAAAACGAAATTCTACAGTTTGACCAACATCAGAACCAAATCCTTCATAATTTGCCTGTGCTTCATCTCTTTGAATAATTGCAGTACATTCAACTCCTTGATAATACGATTTACTCAATGATTCACCATAGAGATTAAGTTTACTATCTTCTACAATTAATTTGTAAAGAACTACAATGTTTTCAACCACTGCATCAACTAATTCTCTAGATATTCCTTCAAAGAATTTTATATCTCTTGATAATGCAAATCTTGCCATAATATTAACCTATATAGATTGCTAACGGTACTTTTCGTAACATTTCTTGATGAGCGTTTGTTTCTGTATTTCTATTCTCAAATTGCTTTGTTCTACTTAGTTCTTCCAAAGTTTCTCTTAATTGTGTCATTAAAGTTTCTTTTTCAGTTGTTGCTTCTGCTCTTAATGCTGCGCCATCCAAACTTATTTCAGAACCTGGAATCGGAATTTGTGAATATTTTTCTCTCACAGCACCTAACATTTCTTTAACAAGAGCTAAACAGTATTTTCTAATCCATTGTTTACCCACATCATTTATTCCACCATATTCCATAAAATCATAAGGAATATCAGAATAATCTGAAATTACGTTTGGTGTTACATTTGTAGAATTTTCAGTAAAATCATCTTTTACAAAATAATCAAAATATAATTTTCCATAAAGATTAATGTGATTTGTTGTAGGTTTTGGAAATACTCTCATTTTTCCATTTACAATATTAAAAGTAAATGCCGATTTTCTGAACTGGTCATTAAATTCAATCGCCTGAATTCTCAACATATCTTCAAATATTGGCATCAATATAAACTGTGCCGCTGGCGAATAAGAACCAAATCCGAACTCATCAATCAAATTCAATGTACCCTGTCCACTTACTGAATAAGGGTCAAAGAAACGATTGATTGCAGGTACTGGTTCGTGAAAAACTTTTACAATTTCTATACGTTTTCCACTTTCAGAAACAGCCGCCCAAAGAGTATCTAAATTATATTCTTGTTGACCAGGAATTAATTCTACATACCCTTTTTTAATATCGGTATTACCACCAACTCCTGCCAAAGTTCCATATGCATCGGAAATTGAAATTAACGTAGGAAGGTTTGACCCTTGAACTAATTTACTAGAAAGATTTGTAGATTTAGATTTTCCTCTTAATGTATCTAAATTATTTCTAATATTAAATTGATTTACCTGCGCACCGTATTCTGATACCGCTTCTTCAAAACAAGCATAGAAATTTTCATCTATTAATTCTATATTTTGAATAGGATACCCCAATCTTCTTGCACACCAAAGAGCAACTTTAGGTGCTTCTTCTTGGAACTCGTAATCATTATCATATATTCCAAAAGGGGTCTGCCCTGGGAAAAACGAAGATGATCCAGGATATATTAATGTTTCTAATGCCATTATAAGTACTTATTTTAACGTTACCTATAAATATTAGAAATAGGAAGTTTAGTTATTTTAAAAAATCTCTATTGGAAAATGCGTAGAAACATTAGATGCTGGGTATATTTTTCTGGATGTATTGATTGGAAATAGAGAATTTGTTAGAGTGGCCATAACCATATTTGCACCCGTACCGAATATACCAAAATTATATTCTCCTGCTGTGAGTGTTGTTGTACTATTATTTACCGGTCTCACATCATAAATATCCCATTGTGTTAGAGAGCCACCCACTCTTTGAGAAACTACGGATGGATTATTAATTCTAGATTTTGTTTCAAAACTTTTGTTTGAAGAACCCCCATCTATTGTACCACCACTACCCGCTACTACGGATAAAGTACCAGTAACACCATATGTCAATTGTGACCAGTTATCAGATGTACTTTGTGTTATTCTTATCATTCTAAATCCAGTAAATGTAATTGGTTGTGTTACAACAAATCTTCTTGTTGTACTAATATTTGTTCTAACCAAATCCCCAGTAGATGCCTGTCTAACTCCGCTAACTATATATGAACTAAAGTTTGAATAAAAAGGTTTATCTGATACTATTTGGTATCCGTTTTCAAATGTAATACTCATATTATGCTATTTCGTAACTTCCGTTCCAAATAAATCTGTCACTAGATATCCAAGTAAATGGTGCAGTTGCGTTTACATCACCAGCAGTTCCACCTGTGGTTTGGTATTGTATAGGTGCTTTATGATTGAATCCTGCTCTTGCGCCTGCTACTGTAGCATTATACCAAGCAGTACCATTATCCAATAAAGTTGCACTCATTAAGATAGCATCTGCATGTGATGCTGTGAATGGCATTGATACATACCATTCTCCAGAACCAAGTGTAGTTGTAGTTCCAATTACAATATTACCTCTTACAAAGCAAGTCTTACCAATTACTTTATAGTAACCTTCAATCGTTCCATCTCCGATTGCAGGATTTGAAGATGCTGCTGTCCATTGTGGAGTGTATGCAGTCCATCCGTTATCAATTCTACTTTCGTTTATAGTTACTGAACCAGTTAAATTTGTTGAACCACTTAATATAGTTGAACCACTAACCTGTAATCTATTGTTTATAGTAGCCAATCCACTATTATTTATTTGTAAATTACTACCACTATTTAATACAAGGTTTGATGCACTTGCAAATAAAGTTGCTTCACTAATTGCAGTTGAACTTACAATTAAAGAACCTGTTATTATTTGAGTTCCATTAAAGTTATTTGCGTTTAGTGTTGCAAATGTAGCAAAGTTTACAATTTGTGTAGATGATGATATAAGAGTTGCTGCCTTTAATGATGCGGTGTACGCTTCCAATCCATTAACTTCACCTCTTATAGAACCAGTAAATGTATTAAGAGATGCGGTTGTTTGCCATATTCTTGCAAATGAACCAGTAACAATATTAAGTGATGCCGTTGTTTGCATTATTCTTTGCAATACAGAATCATTAGAACCTGTATAAGTATTTAATGCAGTCACATCACCACCACCTGCTCCAAATCCCAGTGCGGTAATTTGTGCTGCGCCACTTATTAATGTAGTTGCTTTTAATGATGCGGTGTACGCCTCAATACCATCTATTTCCGCTCTTATAGAACCAGTAAAATTGTTTAATGATGTCACATCTCCACCACCTGCTCCAAATCCTAAATCAGTTATTTGTTGTGATGAACTTATTACACCAACAGGTAAATATTGTGCAACCGATGCCGTATTTACTAAATGAGAATCATACGGAACATCATTAATATATAAACTTGCAGTTGTCCCTGCTACTAAAGTACTTATATAAAAACTTCCACTTGGTGTAAAACTAAAAGCAGGATTTGCTCCTAAAGTAGAATTAAAATAAATTGGAGCTGCTCCAGTGTCAGTACTAAATGATAAAATTGAATTTCTATTGTTATTCGTATCATTTGCGTATATAGATACATTGCCATTATTTCCAACAACAGATAATGCACCCATTCCTAAGCCAATAGAAGCCGCATCATCACCAAAATAAACTCTAGGTTCACCATTAGTTCCATCCAAATAAATTGAACCCGTAACAGAAAGTTCTGACTCAAAAGTTGATTTTCCAAATCCATCAACATAGAATCTACGAGTTGAGAAATCTTGTGCATCAGAATCTGTCCAAACTTCAACTTGTCCAGCTAAGTTGCCATTAGCCCAATCATAATTGTAAACTTTTAATCCAGTAAATCTGTTTGTGAAATCACCTTTAGTAATACCATAATTTATTTGAACAGCATTTCCTTGAATAGTTGAGTTTACACTATCACCAACTAAACTTCCACTTACTAATTCGGAAACATTTGTTGTTGATGATGATATAAATCCAAAATCAGTTATTTGTTGTGATGAGCTTATTAAACCATCTATTGATGCCGGTGAAATACCCGATGTTCCAGATGTACCATCAGAACCAGCTGAACCTGTAATTGTTAATCCGCTTGTACCAGAAGTTCCATTAACACCGGAGCTCCCATTACTTCCACTTATATTAATAGATGATGAATATTCCAACGCAATTATTCTTAAATCTATTGAAGAAGAATATTCATTAAAAGATGATGTTGTTAATAATGAACCACTATCCAATAAAACCGAAATACCCGATGTACCAGAAGTACCATGTGAACCAGATGAACCTGTTATTGTTAATCCACTAGTTCCTGATGTGCCACTACTACCATCAACTCCAGAAGTACCTGCTGAACCTGTAATTGTGATTCCACTTGTTCCACTACTACCATCTACACCAGATGTACCACTACCACCAGTTATCAAAGAAGCGGTTGCTACTAAAATAGTAACATTACCAGGACCACCAACCCAAATATAACCTTCTTTAAGAGAAGCAGTAAGTGAACCTGTTAAATTAATATCACTAATTTGAATTTGATTATCTGCATTTATAGAAATAGATGCAGTTTGATTATTATCACCAATGAAATAAATTGTACCTTTTGAAATCCAAAGGTCTTTCCAAGCATTTGTTGCCGAACCTAAACTAAAAGAAGATGTTAAATCACCATCGGCAACATTTGGTATAATTGAACCAGATATACGAAGTGAACTACTTAATACATTTCCAAAAGTACCGGATGTACCAGAAGTTCCATCTCTACCACTAACACCTGCTTGCGATATTGTTAATTGTGGTTGAGAAACTTGGACATTAATATTAGTTACAGCATTTTCTACCGCTACACCAGTCTTTGGGACTTCAACCGTTACAGTTGTTATATCTTTTTTTATTTCTACGGACATCTTACTTAGTTACGTTTTTAGATAACTTAACTTTACCTTCTAATAATCTCGTAACTTCATTTCCATTTACCATTTCCAAATCATAAAGTGCTTCACCAAAATCTAAAAGTGATGAAGATACAGCTGATATGTAAACTGCTATTGAACCAGAAGATAATGGTGTTGTTCCATTAGAGCCACTTAAATTAATACCAGTACCATCCGCTTTTAAGGATGATGATAAAGAAAGTAAAGGAGAAGAATCATAAGAAGTTCTTAACTGCATTCTTCCATGATAACCAGTTAAGTCTATTGCAGAACCACTTTCGTCTGTCCAATTTATTTGAAAATTTGTGGTTGCTCCTTGCTCTATAATGAATGAATATTTACCCGCTGCCATATATTTAATGTGTTTACCACTATAAATATAAACAATTCTTAAAGGGGTAAAATAAAAAAAGGAGTGTTTTAAACTCCTTTTCTATTATTTACGATTTTAATTGTACCGTTCCTAAATCTAGTATCAAATCTTTTCCGGCAACATTTCCCATATTTGCTCTTGATGCTGATACATAAATTACAGCGTGTGTTTGAGCCGTACCATTAAATGTACTACTACTAAAAGAATTATATCCAGCAATATTTGAAACCACACCATTATAACTTAATATTTTTAATCCTTTAACATCGTTTGAATCTTTTAATTGACTATTAAATGCTGGATTTAATGCTGAAATAGGTATTGCAACTTTAGCAATAGAACCTGTTGCAATTGATGCAGATAAGTTTGCTTGTGTTCCTACATTTACCCAAGAAGCTGACCTAAATAACGCAACGCCAGCTCCAATCCTTAAACTTCCGGTTGCCCAATAGTTAGTATCTCCTTTTATTATGTTTGCATCTTTTGGGTATTTTGCTTCAAAAGCCTGATTAGAACTACTTACTAAAATACCATTTTCAGTATAAATTCCTAAATCAGCATCAACCGTTGCACTATTTAATGATTTTTGTCCATTTATTAAAACAGTATAATCCGTAGAACCGCTTCTTTTTGCATCCGTTGTTGGATTTAATGCCATACTTGCCGATGCTTGCAAACTATATCCCCAAGATGGATTCCAAGTACCGGTTCTTCTTATTGTTTTATTTTGTCCCATATTTTAATTTATTTAGTATAAATATTAAATTTCGTAAACAAAATAAAAAAGGGAGTGATTTCTCACCCCCTCTTTTAATATGAATCGTAGTTAGATTCGATTATTAGATTCTATTCAAATCCTTAATCAAGATCTTACCATAGAATTCTGGACGAACCATCTTCTTAGCGTATCTAGTCATCACACCTCTTCTTGGAGTGAAGTTTTGTGGGTCATACACTAATGGAGTCATAATCAATGGTACATATGGAGCGTAAACAGCACCAGTCTCTAAGAAGTTATTACCTCTGAAACCTAACAAGATTTCGTTAGAAGTCATATAAGGATTCTTATAAACAGTGTATCTGTTGCTTAATGCACCTACTTGAGTTACACCAGCTGCGAATTGTAAAGCATCTTTATCAGCGTTTACAGAGAAGCCTGGAATAGATTCCAAGATAGTACATACATCTGGAGATGCAACGATAAAGTTAGCACCACCACGAAGTGTTAATTGGTGAATCTTGTTAGATACCTTATTGATTTTAACACCCAAAGTCTGATACCAAGTATTCTTAGTATAGTAAGTGTTAGCTCCAGAAGGTACTGAAGAACCCCATCTTGCTTGGCCTACAAGACCATTATCAAGATATTCTTCACCAATTGTTGCTGACCAGTAATCAGTAGTTAATGCATTGCTCTTTAACATATCTAAGATTTCCAAATCAATCTCTAAAGAGATATAATCAGATAACATAGAAGTTAATTCAGCTTCCGCATCAATTGAGTGGTAAGCGTTAAGGTCTTGCGCTAATTCAGGAGTCCATACTGCTTTCAACTTACGAGTCTTAGCAACGATAGCCTCTGATTTCAACTCAAGATCAATTTCAGGAATATCTAAAGCAGTTACCGTGTTACCAGCACTGTTTGCAGTTTGGTCTTCGAAATCACCTCTGTCATATGCAACTGGTTGCTCAGAGTAGATAACTGTTGCAGCACCTGCGTTTGCTAAAGCAGCTCTTTGTGCAAGAGATGTAGAAACGAATAATACTACGTTATTACCTGATACATAGTTGAATTGATTTAATGTTGAATGAACACCAGAAGCTACAGTGAATGAACGAACAGCTTCGAAATCAGCTACTGAACTGATTGCAGATTTTGCAATTGTTAATTTAACAATTCTACCATCTGTACTATCAGCACCGATAGATGCTACAGAAGCAGATAAAGCAGTATCAAAACCTAAATCAGCCCAAGATGCAGAAGCTTGTGCAGTTGTACTTGCAGCTACAGATGCATCGTTTACAGAGTAACCATATCTAGCTTCACCATAAAGACCGTTAGAAGCCGCGTTAGTTCTACCGAAGTTGTCAGCTGAACCAGTTACGTTAGTACCACCAAAAAGTGATTTACCACCGAACTGTGCAGGACCACCTTGTGCAGAACCATATTTGAAATCTAAGAAGAATACAAGACCAGAAGGAAGGTTCATTGGTTGAACACTAACGAATTCTTTCGCAGCGATTTCACCAAAGATTCTTCTTACTAATGGTAATGCAACACCAGACCATTCTTCAGAACCTGCTGAAGTACCAGTTTGAGTAGCCTCGTCAAGCAATTGCTTAGCTTGGTTCTCTAACAACACTGCCATAGAGTGTTGCTCTCTTTCTTTTAAACCTTCAAGAAGACCAGTTTTTTCCCATTTGTTCTTCAATTGACGTGTTTCAGCCAACATTACAGCTTGTGGGTTTTTGCCTTCCATAAGTTTACCTAAATCAAAATTTGCCATTTTTACTTATGTTTTTGTTTGTTTGTTATTATTTAACGATACCAGCTAATTGCTTAAAGCGGTTAGCTAATTCGTTAGAGCTTTCAGCGATGATTTCTTTCTTAGGAGCTGTTGTAGCTTGTGGCTTAGAAGCAAAACCTTCGGTCATTGTCTTCTTAGCTGCTACTTTTCTTTCAGTACCAGTGAACTTCATGCTTTCTGCTAAAGTTGCGTAAACCAATTTAACTTCTCTTACAGAAGTTGTTCTGTCCAAATTCTCAACAACTTTAACTTTCTGTTCGTTAGTTAAGTTATAAGAACGGAACAATTTGTTTGCGAAAAGTAATTTTGCGTTTAACAAATTTACTTCGTTGATTGTTGATTTCAAAGATTTGATAGCTGCATAAGCTTCTTTAAGCTCTTCTGCCATTTTCTCTTTTTCTTCGTCATGAGCTGGTTCTTCAGCTTCTTCAACTTTTTCTTCGTCATCACCATATCCCATTTCACGTAAGATTTCATCTAAGTCGATTTCTTCTTCGTCATGAGCTGGTTCTTCAGTTGGAACTTCTTCAGCTTCAACTGCAGGTTCAGCTTGTGGTTCAGCAGCTACTGGTTCTTCAACCGGTGCTTCTTCACCTTCTGCTTTTGGCTCATCTTCATGTGCCATTTCTTCTTCGCCTTCTTCTTCAGCGATTTGAGCTTCTAACTCTCTGATGATAGATTCTAAATCTAATTCATCTTCGTCATCAGCTTCTTCCATGTCATCCATTTCAGGAGCCATGTCTTCACCTTCATGTACTTCAGCTGCATCTTCTGCTTTATCTTCAGCAGAATCTTCATCTTCAGCTTCATTAAGGTCTTTAACTTTTTCGTAGTCTTCTACTTCAGAACCTGGTTCACCAGATTGCTTAG